GCCCCGGCCTGGATGGCGTTGCGGACATCGGTTCGGCGTTTGGAGGTTAAGCGGTCGTCGTGTTTCATGCGACCATCTCCACAGATGCAAAAAGCGCCGCGTCTTTTTCGATGCGGCGCTTAGCCATCTCCGCGTAAGCGGGGTTCAGCTCGATCAGGATCGCGTTGCGCTGAAGCCTGTCAGCGACAAGGCCTGTAGTTCCTGCGCCGCCGAAGGGGTCCAGCACTGTCCCGCCTTCAGGGCACCCCGCCTTGATGCAGCGCTCGGCAAGCTCGGGCGGGAAGGTGGCGAAATGGGCTTCAGGATAGCCGCTGGTAGAGATCGTCCACACAGTGCGAGCATTCGCGCCAGCGAGTTCAGCTTCCTGATAGGCAGGCTCGCCTCGCCCGTCCCGATGGATGCTTCCGTGAGCGCCATCGCCACGATCCCATCCGCCCGGAACCTTCACCTTCGGCTTGCGGACCTTGACGCTCGAGCCCCAGTTGTCGGACTTGACTGACCCCATGGCGTCATTGCCCTGCGTACGATGCTCCGTGCCAAACGTCGTGAAGGTCTTGGCCGCCAAAGGCGTGCGGATCGCGTCGGCGTCGTAAGTGTAGCGCGCCGATTTTGTGAGAAGGAAAATGTACTCGTGAGCTCGCGTAGGCCGATCAGTCGCGCTCTCGGGCATTGGGTTGGGCTTGGCCCAGATGATGTCGGAGCGCAGCCACCAGCCATCGTCCTGCAGCGCAAAGGCTAAGCGCCACGGAAGGCCAATCAGATCCTTGGACTTCAGCCCCGTCTCACGCTTGTTGCGACCGATGCCAGATTTGCCGTGAAGCTCCTTGACGTGCTTGCCGCCCGACGAGCCACCCCACTTGTCATCGGAAGCGTAAGCATCGCCGTAGTTGACCCAGCAGGTACCATCCTTGCGAAGCACGCGCCGCACTTCGCGGAAGACGTCACGCAGGATCGTGATATGCTCTTGCACCGACCTTTCGAGGCCGATTTGCCCGTCCACGCCGTAGTCGCGCAAGCCGAAATAGGGCGGGCTCGTCACGACGCAGTTGACGCTATCATCAGCCAGCTTTGCCAGCTCAGTCCGGCAGTCGCCTGTCACGATGCGAACACTCATGCCCGACGCTCCCACCGATTGTGCTTGCGCTTGGCGACCTCGCCCGCGATGGCCGCACGGGAGATTGTGGGCGCCTCGACCGGCGCAGGCTTCTGGGCGCCCTCGACCATGTAGGCGTTGCAACGCTCATTTCCGGCATGGCGGGGAAGGCGATAGTGCGGCGATGCCTCGGCTTGGCACATTGGCCGGACGCCTTTGAGGTATGCGCATTTCTCGCAGGTCTGGCGCTGAGCGACGAGCTGGGCGGCCTGTGCGGCGGCGGCTTTGACGTCATGGCATTCGTTGCGGCGGGTCATGCGAGATACTCCTTCAAGAACACCTCGACCTCGCCAACGGACCTGCACACCTTGAACGGATGCTTGGCCTCTGAGCACCACTGCATGAAATCCTTCTGGGCCAGCGTGAGCGTGCCGCCGAAGGCTTTCACTTCGATCCATATCGGTGACGCGTTCGGGCGGAGAATGCACACGTCAGGCACGCCGGGCTTGACGCCCTGCTCTTTAAGACGCGCAGCGGTGGCTTTCTTGCGCCATCCTCCGTTCGGGGGATGATGCCAGCGCCATGCCTTCGGAAGCTTGACGTTGAGATACGCCGCGACCTCGCGCTGGATTTCGTCCTCGGTCTTGTACTGCGCAAGCTGGACGGCCTGAAGACGCTCCTGCGGTTTGCGGCGCAGGGCGGCGGGGCGGTCGTCAGTCTTGAGGGCTAGGGCAGCGTTGGGGCGGGTCATGATGCCGCCTCCAGCTCACCGCCGAGTGCGCGCCATGAAGCAAGATCGATCGATCCAATCACCACGTCAGGCTTGGCGATGCGCAGCGGCGAAGGCGGCGACCAGTCCGAGGATGAAGCCTGCACCGCAATCATCCGCCCGACCCTCTGCGACACCAGTTCAGCGATCAATGCGCGGCACGCGGCAAGGCGTTCGACCAGCGCGGCATCTGTTTCCATCCGCTTGGTGATCGTGCGGACGGCGTGAATGGCCGTGCTATGATCGCGGTCCCCGAAATGGCGTCCGATCTGAGGATAAGTGACGCCGGACAGTTCCCTCGCCAGATACATGGCTTCCTGACGCGGATGAGCCCAGCGCTTTTCGCGTGAGGCATCGACCAGCATCTCGCGCGGGATGCCGTGGATCTCCGCCACCGCCGCTTTCACTTCGGCAATCAGCGGCTTGTGGGATGGAATCGCCTGCCCGTCGTACATTTATGCCCCCTGTTCCAGTTGTGCGATTTCGGATTTGACGATGGCCATCTCGGCTTCGAGGTATCTCTGGATTTCGTCGTAACCCTTGGCGTGGACCTCGTAGGGGACCATGCCCATCTCAAGCTCGTACTGGCGGTGATGGAGATGAGCGATGCGCTCGCGCGTGCTCATGCCTGACTCGCGCGCTTCGACTTCAAGCGCGAACTCCAGGCGGTCGCGAACCGGCGCCTCAATGCGCTCAATGAGCGCCAGAAGCTGGCCGGGGCTTGGCCGGAACGCGTTCGCGCCCTTGCGCCACTCGACCACGGCAGCATGAAACGCAACCGCGCTCACCTGCCCCATGTCCTCAATCCAGTCCTGCGCAACAGTCATGGTGTTACCGGACTGCGGCGAAGGGTAATGGGAGAACAGTCTGGCTACCGAAGCCGCGATTTCCTCCGGCGTGGGTGGCGTCAGCGCCGCGCGCATCTCCGCTATCGATGACTTCAAGGCGGGGAGGTCCGCTCGGTGGGCGAGAACCATTGCCGTGATCCGGCTGCCATCCTGCGCCACGCTCAGGGTCACTTGCCTGAGCGGCGGCAAGTGCGAAGGCATCATGCTGGCTGACTTGCGGGGCAAAGCGGGTCTGGACACGCGCGCCGGCACGGGCGGCGGTTCCGTTGGCTCGTGGTCGAGCCCGTAGGATCTCGGGGGCCGCCTTGCATAGCCAGCTTTGCCATGACCGAGTGTGTCCTGGTCGCTTTCCGACTGCGTTTCCTGCGTCGCGTTTATCGAGGAACCAACGCTTGCACTGATGGGTTTCATTTTCCGCTTCCTCGCGCGTGAGCTGGATGCCTTTGGTGTTTTTGGAATCGGTCGCCCAAGCGAAGTCCGCTTCGGAAGGCCACCAGTCGTCAGCCATGAAATGAGGCTCGACGAACGGCTTCGAGCGCTTGCGCTTCGCGGCCGCGGAAACATCTGATGCGTTAGCATCAGATGGTTCTGTATATGTCTCTGTCTCTGTCTTGCCAGAGCATTGCTCTGGCTTTGCTGTAGCATTGCTAGGCGCAGTATCTTTTGTTTTCCGAGCCTTAGCCTCACCACCCTTGCGACCAGCGTTTTTCCGGCGCTGGTTTTTCTCCGTTGCCTCGTCGAAAAACCGCTTCAACGCGTCGTTGACATAGCGGCCGCGGCGGATCGTGAAAAACTCGGTCAGGATCGGCTTCACGTACGCGGCAAACGTCTCCGCATCGACGCGCATCTGGCGCTGGACCCATGCGTCGTCGGCGGGAATGGTTCCGCCAGGCGTGCGCCAGCACAGGCGAAGCAGGCGCAGGTAGGCACCATCTTCGCAAAGCGTCAGGTGCGCTGTGTGAGCCTCATACTTCGATACCCACAGGGGCATATACGGCAGGTCGCTCATGCGGCCTTCTCCCCAGCTTCCTTGTGCCATTCCACAAGCGCATCACGAAGCGCCTGAAACGTCTGATGGCGGCCCTCGTGACATGAGGCGCGACGCTTCCCACGGCTTGAGCAGCAGGGTTCCTCGGGGATAGATCCGCACTCAGGACACGTGACAGACAGGGCGTCGCTACGGCTGCTCATTTCCCCGCCCCCTTCTTCTGGGGCTTGGGATTCGCCTGAGCGACCCTCACAGCACCGCCACGAGGGGCTGCGTCGGGGAGGTTGAGCTTGAGTTCCGTGTTCCAGTGGCGCGCGATTTCCATGCTGAAGCCGGTGCGCTTCGCCAGGTCGTTCACTGTCTTGCAGGATTGGGAGATGCCTCGGATTTCGTTGGCTCTGCGGGCGAGTTCGCTCATGCTGCGGCCCTCGGATAGTTTTGCGGGGCGAAGTGCAGCGCTGAGATGATCGCGCGCTTGTCTTTGTGGTTGGCGCACACGAACACATAACGATGCTTGCGCGGACGCGGCTGTAGGCTGAACCTTTCGCCGTATTTCTTGCGCATCGCTTCGGAGCGACCCGCGCCGCGAAACTCATCGGCAATCGTGACGCCGTGCTTATCCGAGCCGTCGATAGTCCAGTTCGTGCGCTTTTCCGTCAGCCCGCAGTAAAGGAAGTTGCACGCCTGATAGATCGTGCCAGAATGCCCTGCTGATGGGTCTGCGTAAGAAATAACAATCGACGGCTTAGGGAGCGCCCTAAGAGAAGCGCCGACCAGCCGTGACGCGTCGTGAGGGATGTTCCTGACGAGGAATAGGCGGTTGAGTTCCAAGACGTGCGGCGCCCAATCCGCGCCGCAGATCAAACGCTGAGGAGGGCCCGCAGGGCTTCCAAAGCAGCAGACGCCTTCAAGCTCCGAACCGCGCCACAAACCAAAGGCGTAGGAAATACTCGGGACGGTCCCGATATAGTGGCCCGCCTCAAGGTAATGATACGCAAGCTGTGCGGAGATTGCCTCGACGCGCGGAGCTTCCGAGCCCGAAAAGTTGAAACCCGTTTGAATGTACGCAACGCTCATGACTGCACCGTCATGTGCCAGACATGGTCCTGCCGGAATTCTAAGCTATGTTGATGGCTGTCGGTCACGTTCGAGGCTCACTCTCGAAAGGCTGGCGTTTTGCGAGCCCGGCGTGTCAGCGCCGGGTTCGTTCGTTTCAGGCTCGTCTCTCGGAAAGGGTCGGCGGCGAGCCGGGGGTCGGTGCTTGGGGGGTGGCTCGCCGCCGTTCGCGCCGGGGGGACGGACGCGAATGGGAAATGGACGCGTCTGCCGCTGCCGGGTTTTGGGGGGACGTAGCTACGGCAGACGCTACGAGGCCGAAGCCCCGATCTGAATGAGTGGGATGGAGGGTCATGCTGCCCCCTGCTGCCCGCGAAGCAGGCTCAGAAGGTCAACGTTGGGGTAAATCTCGACGATGCGGACGGCCAGTTCGCGGCCCGGCGAACGCTCGCCCTTCTCGATGTCGTACAAATGCTGCTTTGAAATCCCGAGCCTTTTCGCAAGCTGCGGGACGTTCAAACCTTCGCGTTGTCTGGCTTCTGTCAGCGTCATGCGTACTAGTCAGCATATGGCTGACCTAGTTGTCAAGCGGCAGTCAGCAGGATAGTGAACGACAGTACCCACACCCCGTGGGAGAGGCTGTGCAATGGCACAGCAGAGGTTCTACCTGCGCGAATGGCGCACCTACCGTAATCTCACTCAGGAGCGGTTAGCGGAACGCGTCGGCATCACGAAACAGCATGTTTCCGACCTCGAAAGGCAAAGACGCCAATATAATCAAGGACTTCTCGAAGCTTTCGCAGAAGCCTTGGCGTGCGACCCCGCCGACCTTCTAATGCGCAATCTGACCGCGCCAGAAGCCATTTGGTCGATCTGGGATCAAATCCCGGCTGTGGATCGAGACCAGGCGTTGAAAGTGCTCAACTCCTTCATTCCAGACGGAAAACGCAAGCGCGCATAAAAAAGTCAGCCATGTGCTGACGATTTTGCTTGCCATCTAGGTCAGCTATGTGCTTACCTCTCCCCAAGCAAGGGAGACACGGATGACCTCGATCTTCAAGGACTACGGATACTGGAACGGAAAGATCAACCCCGAACCAGAAGCAACCGCCGCCGCTTATCAGCTCTGGTCGAGCCTTGCCGGCGCGCGCGAGTGTCTGGAGCGCGCAACAGCCCACATCGAAGCTGCACACAAGGCGCAAGCGGAACGGTGGGACGACGCGAAGGCGGCGGCTCGCGACTGCGAGCTGGCCCTTGCAGCGGTGATCGCCAAACTCTGCCGCGAGCCGGACTATGGCCGCGCCGACCAGCGCCGCGATGAGCGGGTGTCCCCGTGAGCGCGACACCGGAACAGATTGCCGAGCGGCTGGTGCCGTATTTGGTTGCGCGGTTCCTTAGCTGGAAGCTGCCACCTGATTTTCGCCCAGACGCAGGCATCAGCTTCGTGCCCGAGTACAACAACGGCACGCCCGAGGGTGGACGGCACGAGCCGACCGGAACGAACCTGTTGAACGCCGCGCAGGCATTCGCAATGTTCCGGTACGTGCTTGACCATCCAGCCGTGAACGCAGTGACGCCCCCGCCTTCCTTTGATCGCAGCCCCGAATACTTCGACACGCTGGACCTCGCCTATCGCGCTGTCGATGCGCTTGGCGGAACCGGAGCCAGCTCCGCCTACAACTCTGCGCTAGATGCCGCACTCGCCGCAATTGAACAGCTTGGCGGCATGGACGCGTGGCAGCGGAAACAGAAAGGGTATCCCAATGCAGGTTCGTGAGTTCGATTTGCGCACCCTTGATAAGATGTTGCCTTGTCCGTTCTGCGGCGGTGAAGCCGAACTGGATACCGCGCAAGGCTATCGCGCAATCAACGGCCACTTCGGCAACCGCGTCGTTGTTTATTGCCGAGATTGCGGAGCCGACCAGGGTACGTGCATCGAGGACGTTCCCGACATCCATCCGAACGAAGTCATCGAACGCTGGAACAAGCGCTCCGCGTCAGACGCACAGGCTGAGAGAGTGCGCGTGCTTGAGAGTGCGCTGAAGCCGTTCGCTGAGGCGATTGAGTGGGAAGAAGCCGAGGGAAACTTTGGCCCGGTGTTCATGATCGACGCGCCCACCCAAAGCTTCCGCGACGATGTCGAACTCCGCTTCGTCGCGTGGTGGGGCAAGGACGAAGAACTCGAAAGCGCAGACACGTTCTGCACGCTTGGCGATCTTCGCCGCGCAGCCCGCGTCCTCAAAGGTGCAGCATGATCCGCGAAGCCATCGCCCTCACCCGTCCCGCGTTCGCGCTGACTGAGCATCTAGCCCGCTCCGCAGAGGTCAGCGCGTTCGACCTGACGTCGCGGGTCCGTCCGCGCCAGACGGTCAACGTGGTGCGCTCGACCGTCGCTAAGCTGCGGAGGGGGCTGTGATTTACGAAATCGTCTCAGGCCACAAAGACAAGCGGCGCGGGCCTTTCATGGTGATGGCTGACGGCGTTCGCATTGGACCGCTTTACAGGACGCGCGACGAAGCAGTCCGGGCCATGACGCTTGCAGACGTATCATGGCGCGCAGCTTGCGCCCGCATTGCTCAGCTAAATGGCGGGCGGTTCACATGACCGCCACCATTCACACGCTCCCAACAGCCCGCACGCGCCCCACGCCGCCCGACACCCTGCGCTCCGACTGCGAACGCCTGATGCGCCGCCTCGTGCGCGAACGGTGCGCATCAGAGCACGAGTTGCGCGCGCTGGCGGAGTTTCTCGATTTCATCATCACCCGAGCGGAGGACAAGCTGTGAGCGAAGCCGCGTTGGCAAACTACCCGCTGGAAAGCATGGTCCAGGAGCTTGCCGCTCTTGAAGCGGAAGACCGCGCCGCCGCTGCCGCCGAGAAGGAAGCGAAGGAGCATCGCAAGGCGGTTGCTGACCGCGTCTCGGATCAGCGCGAGCGCATCCGCGACTTCCTCATTGAGAACGGCGTCATGCAGGACACCACGCCGCTTGCGCGCCTGACCATCGCCAAGACGCCGCCAAAGCTGAAGGTGGATGATCCAGACGCGATCCCTGAAGAGTTCTTTGAACTGGAGCCCTCGCGCAATGACGCGAAGATCAAGGCCCGCATCGCATCCGGCATTTCAGTGCCAGGCGCTCGCCTTGAGCAATCAGAAACCCTCAAGGTGGAGTGGAAAAAGTGAAACCCGATATTTTCTCAGGCGAACAGCAGAAGCTGCTTGCGGACAATCTCGACCCGTCGAAGGTCAAGACGCGCCAGCAGCCCGGCGGCCCAAAGCTGTCCTATATTGAGGGATGGCACGCGATCAACGAAGCAAACCGCATCTTCGGGTTTGGCGCTTGGGAACGCCATGTCGTGCGGCTGGAGCAGACAAACTGCGACCTCGTTGATGTGACCAAGAACGGGCGCACCGAAAAGCAATGGCGCGTCGGATACCTCGCTACTGTCCGCATTACGGTCCACGGCGAGAGTGGCGCCCGCCATCGGGAGGGAACTGGCTTCGGCTCCGGCTTTGGCAAGGACAATCAGCTTGGCGATGCGATCGAAAGCGCCGTGAAGGAAGCCGAGACCGACGCGATGAAACGCGCCATGTCAACGTTCGGCAACCAGTTTGGTCTGGCGCTCTACGACAAAAGCCGCGCCAGTGTCGGTCCATCGCAAATCGCAAATGACGACGAAAACCAGGACGAGGAGGAAGCCCACGAGCCGCCTCCCATCCCGGAGCATGTCCGCCGGGCGAACGCCCTCATTGGCGAGATTGAGAAGGCCGACAGCGAGGCTGGCGTTGACCACGTGATGAAGCGCGCAGTCCGCACACTGGCCACGCTCAAGGAGAACTATCCGCGCGAGTATACCCGCGTTCAGGAAGCTCGCACGCTGACGCTTGGCCGTCTGACAGCGATGATGCAGGCGGCTGAGTGATGCGTGACGGCGACAACCGCCCCTTCTCTGAAATCTACCGCGAAGCTGCGCTCGATTGGGTTGATAAGGATGCAGCCGCGCGGATGCTGGAAGAGTGCAAGACGGCGTTTCTCGCCAAGCTGAAGAACGAAAGCGGAGAGAAGACCGACGCTGCCGCAGAGCGCGTCGTGAAGGTGATGCCGGAATGGACCGACTACATAAAGCGGATGGTCAACGCCAAGACCGCAGCCAATCGGGCCAAGGTTCACCTGAACTATGTCGAGATGAAGGGCTGGGAGAACCGCTCAGCCGAGGCGACGAAACGTGCAGAGATGAGGCTGACGTGACTGACACTCTCCCCCAGCCAGAGAAGCGCCGCGCCTTCACAGCCCGCGAAGTCGCCAGCGTGTTCATCAAGTACGATGCGCGCTGCGCCTCATGCCGCGACAAGGTCAAGCTGGGCGAATACGCTATCGACCATATCCAGGCGCTCGATCATCTCGGAAAGCACGAGCTGGATAACTGGCAATTGCTCTGCACGCCGTGTCATATCGTGAAGACGAAACGGGATGTTTCAGCGTCTGCGAAAGGCCGCAGGATTCGAGGCGAGGTTGGCCAAGGCCAGAAGCGTCCTATCCCGTCGCGCGGCTTTCAGAAACGCACAACGCCGCACAAGTGGCCGAAACGAGGGTTCGGGAAATGACACACGATGACGAGACTGTAGAGCGCGCTGGATCAACTGCAAGCACTCGCAACTTGATCGGCCAACGCTTTGGCAGGTTCGTTCCGTTTGAGCGGACCATAAAAAGCGATGGCAGGACCAATCGCGCAGCTTGGCGAGTCAGATGCGACTGTGGAGTTGAGAGAGTTGTTTACGAAAACTCGCTGCTTCAAGGACACTCACAGAGCTGCGGGTGTTACTTTGAAGAGGTAAGGTCTCGCGGGTCAAAGCGCATTCACGGCCTCGGAAAGAAAGGCGATCAACATCCACTATACAATACTTGGAGGCTGATGATCCGGAGGTGTCATAGCGAGAAAGACAAAAGCTATTCACGCTACGGAGGCAGAGGCATCACCGTTTGCGACCGCTGGCGTTTTGGGGATGGGGAGAAGTGCGGCCTTGAGTGCTTTGTTTCCGACATGGGGAACAAGCCGTCTCGCAATCATTCAATTGACCGGATCGACAATAACGGAAACTACGGCCCGCATAACTGCCGCTGGGCAACCCTGAAAGAGCAGTGTCTGAACACCAGGAACTCGGTGAACTCCGAGATGGTCGTCACGCTTCACCTACAAGGTCTCATACCTGCGCAAATTGCTCGCCAGATGGGCAAGCATCCCACGACAATTCACAAAGTGCTGAAGAGGGTTGGTCATGTCTGATGACGCAATGATCGAACGCGTCGCGCGGGCGATCTGGGACGTAGACGCGCCAGAGCACCGCATGGAATGGGACGAGGAAACCAGCGCTGGCAAGGAACGCTATCTATGCATAGCCCGCGCCGCCCTCTCCGCGCTGCCATCGCGCGAGTTGCTGGCGGAAGCGCTGGGGGCGCTGGAGCCGTTTGCCGCCCAGACGCGAGCGAGCGGGCCAACTGAAGAGCGCAACATCCGCCGCGCCCGCGCAGCCGCAGACAAAATCCGCGCGGCGCTTACACAGGAGAAGAAGACGTGACAGAACCGACATTGCGCATTGAGCACAACCTCAAGCCCTACATCGACGGCAGCGGCCACATGTATAGAACTTCGCTCAAGCTGGTCAGTGGCGACCGCGAAATCTGCCTCGATGACAACACCGGCAAGGTCATGTTCCCCGCCGAGGATTGGCCGCTGATCCGTCAGACCATCGACACGCTGATTTCTTTCGCTGCAACGCAAGACCCGTTCAAGGAGCCCCAGACGTGACGACGCAAGAACTGGTGGAGCGGCTGCGGGTGATGGCTGCCACAAAAAGCCATGAAGCCTACAACGCAAACCCATGGGAGCCACCCGCAGACATGGTTGCGGACGCGGTCAACCTCCGCGCCGCCGCATCCCGCCTCTCCGAGATGGAACAAGAGCGCCGTGACATTTCAATGGCTCTCGGCAATCAGCCTGACGAGCGCGTCTCAGCCGCAGAGCTTGTCGAGAACATTGAACGCATCTCACGCATCGCAGGCAAAGGCGTGATCCGCCTCTCCGAGATGGACGCGGAGAACAAGAGGCTAAGGGAGGCGCTGAAATCTATAGAGCTGCACACTTCCGTTTCGTCACACCCACATTGCAGAGATGCATGCGCTGACGCCCGCGCGGCGCTGGAGCACCAGCAGAAGGGGGAGACGCCATGACACTTGCAGACGAGCTTGAGCGGCTGGGGCAGATGGCGACAAAAGGCCAGTGGTTCGACGACAACTTGCGCGTCGATGGTTCTAACGGTCGCGATGACTATTACACCGCGTTGTACGGTCCAAGCGGACACATCCTTGCGGACACCCTCAACAGCACCTGCGTGCATTTAGAGGACAATGGCGAGGGGCGCTCACTCGACACGACGGGAGCCGCAAACATCGGCTTGATCATCGCCCTGCGGAACAACCTCCCCGCCATCATCGCCGCACTACGCGCGCAGGAGTGGCAGCCGATAGAGAGCATCCCAGACGAATACGTAAACACTGGAAAGCACTTCCTCGCCTATGAAGCAACGGGCGATATGTACAGCGCGGCCTATCACAGCGATGGCTACATTGTTTCATTCTGCGGGCAGTACGTTTCTGTACCGCCCGAGCCCACCCACTGGATGCCGCTACCCGCCCCGCCCGCCACCGACAAGGGGGAGCATAAGCCGTGAGCCCGCTGCTTACCACAGCCGAGGTGGCGCAAATCCTTAAGGTTAAGGATTGCAAGACTGTGCGCGCGCTCGTGAAATCGGGCAAGCTGCGCCGGGTGCTGGTGGGCGAACGCAGCGTGAGATTTCACCAGGAAGACGTTCAGGACTACCTTCGGGGGCTTTCGTGTCACTCTTCAGGCGCGGCCATGTCTGGCACTATGAGTTCGAGATCGACGGCAAGCGTTATCGCGGGACCACGCGGCAAACGGAAAAGCCTAAGGCGCGCATCGTCGAACAGCGCCAGCGTGACAGAATTACCTTGGGTGAGGAAGCAGGGGCCGTCACTTTGAAGGACGCCTCCGTCGCATGGTGGAACGCGCGCGGGCGGCATCTGCGCTCCGAGGCGACGGTGTCCAAGCGCCTTGAAATCCTGCGCCGCTGTCTGGACTTTTCCCTGCCAGCCCATGCGATCGATACGCCGCACGTGGCCGACGCCATGTCGAAGCGTCGCGGGGAGATGACGCATAACGGGCGCATGCCAACGGCATCGACGGTCAACCGCGACATCATCGACACGCTTCGGCCTGTTCTCAACTACGCCCGGCGCATCATGAAGGTGCGGGGAATGGCGGAAATCGACTGGAAAGCCCTGCGCCTGCGCGAGCCGAAATCGCGGGTGAGGGAGTTCACGGCGGCGGAAATCGCGGCGATCCGGGCGCGGCTTCCCGCCCACCACCTCGCCGTGTTCGACTTCATTTCGCTCTATGGGGTCCGCCTGCGGGAAGCATGGTTCCCATTGCACTGCCTCGATGTCGAAGGCAGGCGCGTATCCCTGCGCCAGAGGAAGGGCGGGGACTGGCATTCCATCCCTCTGGACGAGGCATGGGCGCGGGATCTGGCCGCACGCGCTGGACGGGCCTCCAGAGCCCGCCTGCGCTATGTCTGGTTCTGGGAGGAGCTGGGAGGGGCTATCCACGAGCTACAGCCCGCCAGCTTCCAGAAATACATGAAGGGCGTCCTCACCGAGCTGGGCATTGCAGACGCCCGCCCCGCCCATGACCTGCGCCACCACGCGGCCACGCAGTACGTCCGGCGCACGGGCAGCCTTGCCGGCGCCAAGCGGCTCCTGGGCCATGAGAACATCGCCACGACGGCCCGCTATGCCCACGCCTCGGAACAGGACGTGCGGGATGGGCTGTTTGGCTCTGCGCCTGCGCAGAAGGATCGGGCGTCATGAGAACGGCCGCCGAACGCCTTGCGGGGATTCATGAGGGGACCACATTCCCGCGCAACGGCGTTTGTTCCCTGTATTTCCCTCTCGCGCCGGATCGGATAAGGCGAAAACGCAATGCGGGTGTGGCGGAACTGGTAGACGCACTGGATTTAGGTAACGGTGGGTCTGCGAACAGTATCAATGGCTTGGCGGTTTTTGCGCGCGCTTTGTGGGGAGGGGTGAGCAGAACCAGCGAAAAGCGACCCCGTCTCACTGACACGAAGGGATAGCGGATGGCTGTGAAATTGCTGTTTG